CATTATTTATACTCCACATTGAATGCGCTACCAAATGCGCTGTTCTTGTTTAAAAAAGATAGTAATTCTCCATCCTGAAGCGTTCCTGTTCTAATAATAAAATACACGTACCCTTCGGCGTTTCCATTCCTACCTGAAGCCCGAAATGCTGCTGTACTAAAAGCAGTAGAGAATGCAGTTAAAGGGAAAAACGAACCGGCAGATGAATCTCCAGTTATATCCTCCACACTAACGCTCAATACAGAGCCTATAGCCCCGCTTGTCTGGCCTTTTACCAAATCCCCTACTGACGGAACTTGCATGTCAAAAGCGGTACTAAAGGCCGCATCAAATACAGAATCTCTAGCATACCCAGTGGTAAAAGGAATTCTATATATGGTTATATCAGAAGGTAGTGTTTGTCCGTCAGCCCTTTCATAGCCGCCAACCCTTTGATACCTGCCTCTAATGTCTACTTCAAAATTATCCGCAGATATACACTCTCCCGGCTGTAGGGCAAGAACCGGGTCAATAATATTTAATCCACCTGCAAATGGAAAATATTTAGTATTAGTGGTACTTCTAACTCCAGAATTAAACAAACTCATTCTGGAACTACCGTGTAGTTTTCAAGATTCTGAACAACTGAGAACCTTCTATCTCTCTGCGATGGAAGTTGGTCGGCTTCTAATTTTCCAAGCAAATCTTGAAATTCAGAAAGAGATGAACCCATAACTTCTGTGGCATCGTTCTGTTCTGCGTAATAAATTTTAGCCCTACATATAATAATTCTTTGGAATCTTGTAGGTATTACAGGAGTGTCCGTAGAAGCACTTAATACAGTTGGTGTTGCCCAATATTCAGCAGTGAGTGTTGTTGCTGCATTAGGAGTAGGATATAAATCAATTACATTATTGGGCTTAACTGAAAAGAATTCTGGAGTTCCAGTATCTATAGTTCCATATTTGTAATCTTCTCTATACTCTCTCCATCCTACATGTATGAGTGGTTGCCAATTTGCAGCCGTTGGATCATACACAACAGAGTCTATATTCCATTGAGCTAAATCAGATGGAGAAGTTATCGTTGACGTTGAAGCAACAGTAGTTGTAGAATGCTCTGACCATAAAAAATCCCAGTTGAACCACATACTACATATATCTGTGTTAGCATCTTTAATATATCGAACTATATCTTTCTCTTCTTCTGCTGTTGGTGTAACAGTAGACGGACCTGTACCGGGTATTCCTACTTCCCTAGCCATATCTTGACAAAGTTCTATATATGTACTCATTTAAGATTCCTTAATATATCTTGCGCTACTTTAGAATGTTTTATATTAGCGGCACATAATGCAGCGCCTGTTTCCTTATCCCTATTACAAGTGTGAAATCCAAAATGTAACTTATGACACGGAAAGCAAGAGCAGTCATTTGGTTCCATAGACGTTGTATTTTTCCAGTGTTTTGTTAAATTCTCTTTAGAAGAATGAGAAAGAAAAACACACTTATGATTTTTCATTGTACTAGCGGCATTTAATAAACCAGTCTCTGGCCCTACAATTACATCACAATGAGGAAGAAACGAAAGCGTTTTTGTAATAGACCATTCACCAGATTTAGTTATCACTCTAGGTTCTTTCTCCCAGCCAACTTCAAGAAGTTGACAAAGTTCATCACCCATTGTAATTATGCTAACATCCTTTCTTTTTAAAAGGATAGTAGCAATAACATTATCTATCCAAGGATATACTTTATGGACAGAAGAACCAGACAGAACAACCATGACAACATTCTTTGTCTTAATTTTCTTTCTAGTTTTCTTAGCCCATCTCTTCTCTTCTGATGAAGGATAATAAAAAGGAGCGTGTTTAAATTCTATATCAGCTATCCTATGAGTTTCCTCAAGATAGTTTTTATTACACAATTCGTGTATCCTTTCCTTGGGCAAATCATATTCCTCACACCCTTCAACAAGATGAGGTCTGCCTTCAATCTCTATAGTTCTTTTTGGATTAAGAAGTAAAGTTCCTTCTATAGATTCAGATAACTGTACAAATCTATCAAAGCACTGAGCCATCTTATCCCAGTATTCACCTAGAGAAAAATTATTTATTTGATTATCATTTTGTATTATTAGTTCATCAACATAAGGATTATTTAAAAGAAGAGCATGTCCTATCTCAGTAACATTAACACAAACCCTATACCCCTTTTCATTAAATGATGGAAATAATGAAGAGGCTTGAATCATGTCTCCGAAACCGCCATACCTGACAATACATACAGTTTTTTTCTCTCTTACACCGCCAAAGTCTTTTGGCACATAGTCTTCTACTATTTTAGTAGGCACATATATTTTCTTCATGTCATATGTGCTATAACTTTTTCCCGTACAGATTCAATCTTTTCGTTACTAGAGAGTTCAATATCTTTCTCTCTTGCATAACTTATTAAAAGATTTCTGCCTCCTAATCCTTTTTGTTTTTTCGCCCAGTTGGTATCTCTTTCTATTACTTCTTTACCATCTGCGTCAAAATTAAACCCACCTTGTTCATATTTAACTTTTCCTGCACCATAAATTATGGCGTAAGGTTTCTCCAAATCAATTTCCACTTAATCTCCTTAATCTACAGACCAACCAACCCATTCAGGTTTATTCCCAACTCTGGCATTGTTCTGCTGTTGTCCATTTTCGTTAAAATATTCATCTGGTCCTGTCATCAAAGTGTATCCACTTTCACGTGGATTGTTCTCTGGCTTTGATTTCTTTTTAAAAGTATCTCTTTGAAATTTACCGCCCATGATAATTTCTATCATAATTTTCTCCAAAAGAAAGGGGGGCTTTCGCCCCCCAATCCATATTAACGGAAGTTAAAAGAACCTTCAGGCGTTGAAGCCTTCTTTTTCTTTATCCCATCAGGCATCTGATTTGGACCATGACTGTCCATTCCCAAATCCTTGGGAGTGTCAGACACCTTATCCAAACTAGAAAGCCCATTCTCAGGAACTTTTCCATCTGCTGAATGCTTATTACTAGTCATAATATATCTCCTAGTACCATTCGACTTCAGCGTATGCATAACCCTTTCCAGCAGCCGTGCCAGAATCAGTCGCCTGAACATAGGTAACTTCAATCTGAGTATCGGCAGGAAGAGCTTCTACAAGGACGCAATTCGAGTCATCTTGGTCGTTAAAAGTTTCAGTGGCCGCAGTAGTATCAGCAATTTCTAACTGACCATAGTAGTTTGCATCACCAGTCGTGCCAAGCAAAACTTTTCCAGTGATGGTGTCATCTGCGAAAGTTTCAGTTACATGCACTCCGATGTTTTTCAAACTACCCTGTTTACCACTTGGACCTTTAAAACTCCAAGCAGTACCAGTGCCAGCAGCGAAATCAGTTTCTACTGTATCTTGGTAGATATAGGTTCTTGGATCACTATAGCTCATAATATATCTCCTATGATGCACTGTCCCAGATCACAATACGTGACTGAGCAGCTTGAGTGTGAGTAATGCCAAAACCACCTAAGTAATACCACGCTATCCCACGGTCCCTTCCGAAATCGCCGGGAATTTTTCCCCTCATCTCTTCAGGAACTGCAATAGCTTCTGCAACCGTATCCTCGCCAAAGAATACAGCCCAATCACTTAAGCCTTGCGCCCAAGCAGCGGCAGATGTGCCGATACCAGAACCTTTAGCAATGTGTGTTTGCTCAACGAACCGAACGCCATCGTACCTACCGATTTCACCATTCATGATCATCTGAAAGCCTTGATCCACATACTGATGGATTCCTTCCAGATCACTCTTCAAGGTGGCGTAGGTTGAGGGCCATGCAAGACAGTAATAATCATCGCCAGTGTATGCTGGGATATTACGTTCTTTCATTAAATCAACCATCAATCGAACATGTAACTTACCCATAGCAACAGTATTGACTAGTGTAGCTGTACCATTCGTGGTTAATGTCAGCGCTGTCGTGCTGGTACCCGCAGTGGGAACTGCACGCAACTTTGCGGCATCAAACTGAGCGGCAGCTAAATTATCAAATGCTTTCTTTGCATCGGTTTTTAGCACTTTTCGGACGATCTCACGAACTGGCTGTTCGCTTAGGTCATCAAGTTTCCCTGTCCATGGGACTGAGTTACCTGCTTCTGTAATCGTCATCGTACCCTGAGAAATCGTAAATGAAGTCTCTGGGATCGTATTAGTTTCAGTCAGAGTGGTGCCCTGAGTAGAAACGTCACTAAACACGTTCCAATGGAATGTATCGCCACGGTGTAAACCTTGATGTGCGGCATCTTTAATGTCGCAAAACTGTCGAAATTTGACAACAGGCTGAACCGCCATTCTCAACTCACGGCTGAGATTAAGCGCATACATATACCCACCAGAAGTGTTGACAGACCATACTTGTCCTGCCATAACTATCTCCTATATTTTGTTTATGGGTTGCCCTCTTGACTTCCTCATATCTTCGATGACTTGGCTTGGAGTTTTCTCCACCTCCTCGTCTTCTCCGATCTTAGCTGTCTTTCGGGCTTGTTTTGGTTCAGAGACTATTCTTTTCTTTCTTTCGGACCGTTCATTATTTTTTCCGTTAGATAGATTAAGATTAGCCCATTCTCTCGCGTACTCAGCGGCGGCTTGGATAATGTGTCCCGGTGCCATATTAGGATTTTCCTTCATAATGGTAACCGTTCTATTATCTGCAATAGCCCTTAACTCAGGAGTAGTAGCAATCTCAGAATACTCAGATTCAAACCAAGAAACTGCTTCCTTGACTGAGTTTTCGTATTCCTGTTGTTTCTGTCTTGCCTGAGCCACTTGTTGGCGAGCAAAAGCTTCGCTTAAAGCTTTATTAACTGCTTCCTCTACGTTTGGGGTAGCATCTTGTATGCGCCCCGCTGTCAAAGACTGCAACAATTCTGCGGCTTTATCCGCATCATCTTCATACAACGCTTGATGATACTCCTTTACTTTTTCTTTATAAGAATCAGCATCAAGCACTTCCTTCTCGTCCTCTTGGGGTGGAGAAGATTGTTTTTCTTTCAACTGCATTACGTAATTTCGTAATTGCTCTTCTTTTTGCTGAAGAAATCTTTCTTTTTCAGCAGCAGCTTCAAATCTTTTTTGTGATGCTGCATCTTTTTGATGAGAAGTTTTTAATCCCTCAAAAGGAACTTCTACCTCTTCACCATTTACTTTGACTGAAGTAACCCATTGTCCGTCTGACTGCCATACAGGAGATTTCGGGTCTTCTTGTTGTATTTCTTCCTCAACCTCCTCTTCATCAGATTCTTCAATCAGTTGTTGGACCGCTTCTTCTCCAACAATATCTTCTAAAACTTCAATCTCCCTAGAAGCTGCGATATTTTCCATCATCTCCTCTCTAGGCTTTACAACTTCCGCATCCTGTGGGGTAGCGTCTGACATCTTACTCTCCTAATTTATTCCGCCTCTCCATACTTCGCCAACTTTTCTGCATTATCACCATCTGCAATGATTGCATCCAGCCACTTAAGTAGCTTTAAAGGGGTAGCAAGGTTATTAGATATACTGCGGTAATGTTTTAGCTCTTCTTCTGAAGAACCGGACCACTCCTGAAAAGCCATCTTTTGTAAATCAGAAATTGCGCTTCTATAATCAAGTACCGCTCTTTCAACAATAGCTTTTCCAGTTGGAGTTCTTATAAATTCCTGTGTGTTGCGACCAATTTGAGTTCTTGTTATAAGCTCTTCTACTCTGGGGTCGCTAGGATTATTAAATTCGCTCATCCTACCTCATATGGTATTTTATTATATTTATCTCTTGCCATGGTTCCGACCTTACTTACCTTATCTTTGTCTTCTACCATGCGTCTTGAAATTTCTTGATCAATAACTTGGTTAAGCAAGGCATCTCTTTGCAACATTAATTCAGCCCGTCTGGTATCTGCATCCTGTTGTTTTGTGTTGGCCTCATTTCTCTGGACATTAAGTCTTCCAGCATCTGCTTGAGTACCTATAATCGCTTTCTGCAATTCTGTCTGCGATCTCAACTGAGCGGCCCTTAGAGTAGCTTCTGCCTTCATCTCTTCTATAGTCAATCTACCCTGCATCTTAACCTGATCAGTTTCAAGCATCTGTCCCATCTGTTCAATCTGTGCTTGTAGTTCTGATATCTGCGGGTCTTCGTCATCAGTCGGCATCAAGAATCTTGAACCGTCCTTATAACCAAGTTGTGCAAAAACTTCTTTCGCCACCTCTTCTACGTTAAACATTCCTTCCATCTGTGGAAACTGAGAAAGACTGCCAATGCCATAAAGAAGATTCTGAACTCTTCCAACAGGATCAGTGGCATTCATACCAACATTAACTTTTAATAGAACATTTTGTTTAAGAAGCTCATCCATAACTTCATCTTGCCCAAAACCAACAGGAATCTCTTCTTCAGATTCGCCGCCTATACCAGCAAATGCTATTACATGTTCATCTGTCTCGTAATACTGCTCAAGTTTTAACAGTTGTTTTAAAACTGGCTCAACCCAAGTTTCTGCAAATGTTCTCAAGACAAACTCAGAAACGCTGTTAGTATTACCAGCGATTAGTTCCATGCCGCCAACTGTTTCATTTAGGTTACGAGCGCCGCCTACGGTGGAAGCTGAGAAGTTACCTTGCAGTTCATCGAAATCCATATTGATTCGATCCTGTTCTTGGTAAGCAGACCCTGTAACATCCCTCGTTTCAATGATGCGAACGTCTTGGTCTGGATCATCCATCTCAACTGCACCACCGGGAACAGACCTGAACAGGGCATCCAAGTCTATATTTCGATCCCTCCGTATATGGTATCGCTTGTTCATCGCCAACCTAATGTTGTCGAATCTTTGGTTCCATATATCGTTTGATGCAGCTTGCAACTCTTCAGTGAGTTCTACAGTTGCTGATGGATAAACACGGTGAGCCTCAATGTTTAGCTTTCCCATCACGTAGGGGCGCTCGTTATCTTTCAACCACGGATACATCTCTTGCAAAGGCTTAGGATCAGTTAAAAGATATTGAGTGCCAGCAGTAAAAAAGCACCAATCCTGCCCTTCTTTTTTAATAATATTTTTATGAACCCATACAATTTTAAATTCGTCTACAGTTTCAAACTGATCTTCTAGCGGGTCTTCTCTAGGTTCTTCCCTAGTTAATCGTAAAGTATCATCATCTTGTGTCTGAGTAGATAGAAGTTCTGGTATAGATAGTTTATGCCATTCCTTATTATCTATTCTCTCCATAACATCTTGAACAAACATTGGAATCAAATGAATAACATATGGAGATGAAGAAATAGGATCATACCAATCTGAAGCTGGATCAATCCTAAAATTCTCTGGCTCTACAACCTCTACAACTGGAAAATCTTTTATAGTAGAGGTTACCTTTTCTCTTACTGACTTTCCTTCCATATCTACAACTTCAGCACCAGAATCATCCACAGAGGCATATGTTTCATCCTTCTCTTCAAATTCCCAATACTGATGAGATACAACAGTTCCATAAATAGCCGCATCCTGAAGCGCGGTTACCATAGTGCTAAACCAAGGTATAGTATTAGTAAGTCTATACTGCATAATTGACTGGGCAATAGATGCTCCAGCAATTTGCTTTGGATCATTTGGATTAGCAGGGCTAATACTCATCATATCTTCATTAGTGAAGAATGCAGTAGCCATAGCCGCTTCTAATTTCCTAACAGTTGTCCTTGTCTTTGGTCTAAATAATCTTGACCTTTTATCATAGGCAGAAGTCAAATACTTAGAACCCGGTGGGTGCCTACTATTAAAGTTAGATAAATTCTTTTCCCATTGGTATCTTAAATTAGTATCTACCCAATCAGTAGAAGAATCATATGCTTTTCTAGCTAGACTTAACCATTGAGCGTTCTTATCTCCCAGTTCTTCTGCTCCAGCAGGGGGTATGTCTTCATTTAGAGGAGGCTGTGGATTAATAAGTGACATTAATGTAAATCTCCATTCAGTCTTCC